GTGGCCGGAGATTCTGGACGAGGTGGACGACCCGCTCAAGCTGGAGGACTTCGATCCGTGCCCCAAGCCGCTGTTCGCCCTGACCACGACCTCCAACTGCATCCCCGTCAATGACTTCGTGATCTATCAGGACCAGTACAACGAACTGGACCTCGTGAACAATCGCATCAGCCTGCTGGTGCAGGCATGCAAGGTCGTCGGCGTCTATGACTCGGCAGCCACCGGCGTCCAGCGCATGCTCCAGCAGGGCAGCGAGAACACCATGATCCCAGTCGACAACTGGGCTATGTTTGCCGAGAAGGGCGGAGTCAAAGGTTCTGTCGACTGGCTCCCGCTGGAAACCGTCATCCAGGCGCTGGAGAAGCTGCGTCAGGCCCGCGACGACATTAAGGGGCAGATCTATGAACTGACCGGCATTAGCGACATCGTGCGCGGCCAAACCAAGGCCAGCGAGACCCTCGGGGCGCAGAACCTCAAGGCGCAGTTCGCCAGCGTCCGCATCCAGAAGCTCCAGGACGAGGTGGCCCGCTTCGCGCAGGACATCCTCCGCATCAAGGGCGAGATCATCTGTCGTCACTTCGTCCCCGAACAGATCCTCAAGCTCGCCAACATGGCCTTCTACCTCGACGGCCAGAACGCTCCGCTGATCCATGCCGCCGTGGCGCTGCTCAAGGGCGACCACGAGGAGTTCGAGTGGCGGGTGAACGTTCAGGCCGACTCTCTGGCGATGCAAGACCACGCGGTTGCCAAGCAGGAAAAGGTCGAGTTCACCAACGCTGTCGCTACCTTCCTCCAGTCGGCGGCCACGACCATGAAGGCGATGCCCGACACGGCACCGATCATCTTCGAGACCCTCAAGTTCGCCATCAGTGGCTTCCGGGGTAGTCAGGAGTTGGAGGGGGTCATCGACCAGAACCTCCAGCAGATCATGCAGAAGATCCAGAACCCGCCACCGCCCCCACCCGACCCGGCCATCGAGAAGGCCAAGATGGACATGGAGATCGCCAAGCAGAAGGCCGGGCTGGAGACTCAGAAGATGCAGCAGGAGATGGCTATCGAGCAGCAGAAGGCACAGTTGGACATGGCTGTGAAGCAGCAGGAACTTGCCTTCAAGCAACAGTCGCATCAGATGGACTTGCAGCACCAGGCCACAACCAATCAACAGAAGGCTGCGGCTGACCAAGCGAAGTTCGACCAGCAGATTGCCCAGGACAGCGCCAAGGGTATGATCGAGATCACCAAGGCGGCACGTGAAGATAGCAAGGGGGCAGAATGAATCTCAGCGATTGGGTGGATGTGAGCTATACCAAGTTGTCCGGGAAGTGGGTGAAGAACTTGAAAACCGGCGAGGTGAAGCGGGTGGATGTAGAACCTGAGCCTGAACCAGCCGTGGTTCGCAAACCGGCACCTGTTCTCAAGAAGAACTGGAAGAACAATGCCCCGTAGGTCGTTCGTCCAGATCAACGGCAAGCTCTACGAGAGAGGGGTCGATGTCATACCGGAACAAGTGTCTGCGACCGGCGCGGCCATCATTCCCGATTTACCGGACTTCGTTTCACCGATTGATGGCAAGGTGTATTCTGGTCGTGCTGGTATGCGTGACCATTGTGCACGCCATGATGTTATACCAACTGCGGAACTCAAGGGACTTCCCATAGGCCCGCCCGCGTACCAGCCTGACCGGAACGCTATCCGGCAGGAACTCAAGAAGTTGTATTACAAATAAAAGGATAATGTAATGGACGATCTGCGCTCTGCCTTAGAATCGGCGGTCGAGGAACACTCTGAACCGGAAGCCCCCTCTGCTCCTCCGGCGGACGCGATTTCCTCTCCTGTTGCTACTCCTGAATCCGCCTCTCCGGCAGCGGCTCCCTCCGGTGGGCCGGATGACGGCGGTGAGGAAGCACCTGCTGAAACGACGGTGGAGCGCGGGTCGCCCAAGTCCATTGAAGAAGTTGTCGGCGAGCAGCCGGCGAGCAAGCCGGCGGACAAACCCGGTGCTGACCCTCGCATCGACCGCGCCCCACAATCTTGGAAGGGAGACGCCAAGAAGATCTGGGCCGAACTGCCCCTCAACGTTAGGCAAGAGGTCATCCGGCGTGAGCGGGAAACCAGCAGAGTCCTCCAGGAAACTGCCGAGGTAAGGCAGAAGGTTGACTCCGTCCAGAACGTCCTGGCTCCACACATGGACCGCATCAATGCCATGTACCAGGGCAATCCGATGACGGCCATCAATAACCTGCTGGGGGTCGAGCGCATTTTGGTTAGCGGCGACCCGGCGTCAAAGATCAATCTTGTCGCCAACATGATCAAGCACTTCGGCGTCGACCTCGTGTCGCTGGACCGTGCGCTGGCCGGTCAACCGGTGACCCCGGAGGTGCAGCAACAGTCGAGCATCGAGAAGCTCCTGGAACAGAAGCTCGCCCCCTTCCAACAATATATCCAAAGCCAACACCAGCGCGAGCAACAGCAGCGCCAGCTGGTCGAGCAAGAAGTTGTGCACACGGTCGAGTCAATGGCGACCGACCCCAACTTCCCGTACTTCAACGATGTTCGCACCGACATGGCGGACATCATCGAAATGAATGCAAGAAGGGGAGTGACCGTCTCATTGGAAGACGCTTACTCCCGTGCTGTAAGGATGAACGACGAGACCTACCAAGCATCGTCGGGACGTGAATCCTCACAGGCCGCCACTCAAGCGGCCCTGCAAGCCCACCAGGCGGCGCAACGCGCCAAAGGAGCTGCAGTATCAGTGAGTGGTTCGCCCTCGATGCCTGGCAGGAACGCCGGAAATCCGCAAGACCTGCGCGGAACCATCTCCTCGCTTTTGGGTGAAACAGGGAACAGGATATGACAGGCTACGTTGGTATGGTCGTCAAGCAAATCCTCGGCCCCGGTCATTTGACCGAGGACGCCCTGCCGACGCCAAAAGCATTCAGGGGAATTCCTATGCCAGTTGGAGGTGTCCCGCCTGCGACACCCGCCGGAGCAAGAACGCCCACCGGAAGTCCCGCAAGCACAATCCCTCAACCCAAATAGGAGTCCGAAATGTCTTTCGCAAACCCCTCGATCAGTGACGTCATTGCGACCACGATCCAGAACCGTTCCGGCATCATCGCCGACAACGTCACCAAGAACAACGCCCTGCTCTCCCGCCTCAAGCAGCGTGGCAACATCAAGAAGTTCAGTGGCGGTAACGTCATCCTCCAGGAACTGTCGTTCGCCGAGAACGCCAACGCTGGCTACTACAGCGGCTACGAGACCCTGCCGGTCGCCGCGCAGGATGTCATCTCCGCAGCCCAGTACGACATCAAGCAGGCAGCTTGCCCGGTTACCATCTCCGGCCTCGAACAGTTGCAGAACGCTGGCAAGGAACAGATCATCGACCTGCTGGAAGGCCGCATCGCTGTCGCCGAATCCACCATGGCCAACCTCATCTCCAGCGGCCTGTACAGCGACGGCACCGGCTACGGTGGCAAGGAAATCACCGGCCTTGGTGTCCAGGTGCCGATCAACCCGGCCACTGGCTCCCCCGGCGGCATCGACCGTGCCACGTGGAACTTCTGGCGCTCTAAGACGTTCGACTTCACCACCGATGGCGGCGCTGCTGTCTCGGCGTCGAACATCCAGACGTACATGAACAAGCTCTGGGGCCAACTGGTTCGCGGCAACGACCGTCCCGATCTGGTCATCGTCGACAGCATCCTGTGGGGCTTCTTCATGAACTCCCTGCAAGCCATCCAGCGTTTCACTTCCTCGCAAGACGCCAGCCTCGGCTTCGTCACGAGCAAGTTCATGGACGCTGACGTGGTGCTCGACGGCGGTATCGGCGGCTACTGCCCGGCCAATACCGGCTTCATGCTGAACACCAAGTACCTGTTCTACAGGCCGCACGCGCAGCGTGACATGGTGGCTCTGTCTCCGGGCAAGCGTTACTCGGTCAACCAGGATGCCGAAGTGCAAATCCTGGCGTGGGCTGGCAACCTGACCGCATCTGGTCTCCAGTTCCAAGGCCGCATGACCGACTAAGGTTTTGGCTCCCCCGTTACCTTCCCGTGTGGTTGGTGTTCGAGGCGGGGGAGCCATCCCTCTACTGAAAGGAACAGATCATGCCAGCACCCGCAGGCGCAAATATCGCTAACGCATCAGGTCGCCCGAATTCGGGTGGAGCAGCCTGGTCGTCGGCAGTCATCCAAGACCCCATCGGTGCCTATGTCGAGGCTCCGCTGGAAACCAAGATCGCAGCAGCCACCAACTACATCGGGATGAACTCGGTGACGGGCTACAAGAACAACGTCCTCGGTCAAGGCAGCGTCGTCGCTAATCCGACCATTCCACCGCAGCCGGACTGGATCGTTCCCGACAATGACAACGATGCCCGTGGCGGTACGTCCCAATGGGTCCGTGCGGCAGGAACCATTGCCGAGAACGGCACCTGTACCATCGCTGCCGGTGCGGCAACCGCTGGCGCTGGCACGTACTCGTGCTATGTCAAGGGCGGCGTCGTCGCCGGTGACTTCTTCTGGGTTGTTCTCACGGCTGAGTCCTGATGCTTCCGGGCGCAAGGACGCAATCGGGGGCGCTGTACATCGTTACATCGCCCCCAACTCCAGAAGCCAAGGAAGTTGGTGGCATCCTCGTGGGGCCACTCGGGGCGATCTTCGCCACGACCACGCTTCCTCCGCAGGCATGGCCCAACGGCATCGGGGTACGACACGGTGGAGTTTTGTGTCTTGCTCCGGGCGGTACAATTGCCAATCACATGAACGGGTTGCCCGTCACCGCCGAGGGTGCCTTGGTGGTCCAATTGAACGTCGCCGTTGCGCCCTCCGATCCCTTCGTAGGCGGTATCCGTGTTGGACCGTTCGGCGGTATCTACTGCGTAGATATTGCTCCCCCGCCCGAGTTCGGCTTCTCCAACGGTTTCAGTAATGGATTCGACATATCATGAGCGGACTTGCAGGACAGGCAATTGGTCTTGAAGACCAAAGCCCCACCCCCATCGGCGGCGCTGCGGCAGTCGATACCGAATCCAAGGGCAGCATGGAGAACTTCATCGGCTTCGGGCTGGGTGCTACCAGTTACGACCCCAACCCTGTCGATTTTGATGCCGCCGATGACACAGTAACGTCCGCCGCAGATGGCTCTACCCGCGTTGCTCCCGAGTACACGGACAACGAACTGTCATGGGGCGGGGCTGTTCCCCCAACACCGTTCGATGGCATCTTTTTTGACACGGCACGGGGCGACTCATTTTTAACTCTGAGCTACCCGTCAATTCCCGAGTTGGTTGTATCTGCTACGCAGGTTCATTTTAACAGTGCAACGGCACTGGATGCCCAAGTTGTTCTGAAAGACTCTTTGGGAAACCAGATGCTTTCTTGCTTCGACCATTTCAAGCTCGAAGCAGATTACGAGATGTTCAAGTTCCCTGTGGTGACCTCTGAGGGGTTTGTTACGGGGTTTGCTGCTGCACAAGGAACAATTGATTACGGAACAAAGGTTCAAGCATTTCCTGGGTACGTGGATTATTTCCAACTTTACTCGATTTTGCAAAACACCAACTATGAAACTGATTCGACATTCAACAACGACAAAATCGCCACATCCTTTGACATCAAAGCCGTGTTGGAGGTTACCGGAAATGTTCTTAAAGCAAATCTGACAAAGGGAGGAGTAACAGCAACGCTGCCCGATGTCTCAATGCCATATCCGGCATCTTCATTCTCCATGCCGAATGGTTTGCAGAATATGGGGGTGCTGTTCAAGCAAGCAGACTGCATACTGAATTCTCTCAAAATAAACGTGTCCTTTCCGAATGCCCTCTATGTATTTGTTGGTGACTCACTCACTCAGGGGAGGTTCGCAAGCACCTATGCTGAATCATTCGTCCAGCATGTCAGGGACCAATATCCAGATGATGTAATTTGCTGCGGGGCTCACGGTGCGGTAATTGCTGATTGGCTGACGAAAACCCAAGCAGTCAGGGAAATGAGACCGAAGTATGTCTTCCTTTTGATGGGATCGAACGATATAAATTTGAACACTCCTGTCGCAACTGTAGTCAGTCAACACCAACAGTTGATGACTGAACTCACCTCATCTGGCGCACTGGGCATATGTATCAGCATTTATCCACAGGGCGGGATCGAAGTTCCTGCTGTTAATTCTCAACTGCAAGCGATTTACCCTCGATATGTTGATGTCTACTCCTTACTGAAAGACGGGTCTACAAGTAATCTGAATCCGTTATATGCAAATGGGGATGGACTTCATTTGAACTCGGCTGGAAATGCGGTAGTTGCAAATGCCGTTTTATCAGCAATCACCACGAATGGCTGGAACTGAAATGACTCGCAAAACTATCGTTGAACTGATCGCGCAAGCTGACTCGACCTTGCCGGATAACATCACTGGTCTGATCGACCCCGCCGATGTGCGGAACATGATCAAGGACTTTCTGGACACAGTTCGCCCATCCTACGCCGCCATTCGGATCAGTTCCGATGTCAGCAAGGCGGTCACAACGACCTTCTCGACTTTCACGTGGACCAACACCGAGATTGCCCAAGAGCCTGATTGGGGGGTGTCACTGGCTTCGGGCACAGTTCAACGGGACGGCGGACCTGCCTCAACCCGTATCACGTTCAACATTGACGTGGTGGCTCCCAACAACACCATCGTCACCTTCGCGCTGTTCGTCAATGGGGTCGAAATGCCATGGGCAATCTCCAATACTTCAACCAGTTCTACCGACAAACAGTCGTTCTCGTTGATGGCGATCATTTACAACGCGCAAACAACGATCCAGTATCAGATTCAGGTCAAGAGCACTGCTGCCGGCAACATCGTTCTCAGCAACGGTGCACTGGTTTGTGAAAACGTGCCGGTCAACACTAACGCGTAAGGGACGAGTATGCCTAACTTCAACATCCCCTGGGGCAACTTTGGGCAGGGAATGACCCAAGGGCTTCGGAACCTCATGACGACTGCTGGACCCGATCCAGCAGCCATCGCTGCCGCAGCACATCAAAAAGCAATGCAGGACGCGGGGTATGTGAATGATGGCGCTAACGGGTGGGTTCCACGGCAGTCGCAACAGGCAGCGCCTCAACCCACTCCCGCGCCTCAGCAGACAGTGCCTCAAGCCCCTCCTCAAGCAGCGCCCGTTGCGACCCCGGACCAATCCCCGTCCCTTCGGAGTACCATTGAAACAGGGATGGCAGGGCAGCCGGAGCAGAACGCCGTCGCCCCCTCCACACAACTTCCTGGACAGTTACCTCAACAAGCAGGGCTGACGCAGCCAAGCGCGCTGCAGCAACAGCAACAGCAGTACCAGTATGACCCGATGCAAACGCAAACCGTCCTCGACACTTTGAGACGGGGAGCACAGATTCAATAACGGGCTGGCATGCCCCGTTTCCCAAGTCTGCCAACTACAAGGAGAATAGCCATGAACCAAATGATGCAGGGTCTTCCGACCTTCGACGACACCGCGAACCTCGCCAATCAAGCGCGGTATGCAATGGACAGCAAGCTGTACGTCCAGTTCTACATCCGCCCCGTGATGAACAACTTCAAGTCCAGCCAAGAGGGCCGGCCGATCTATGAGGAGAAGGAGTACATCCGCATCGTGATTCCTGGCGACTCCAAGACGACCGTTGATTGCCCGGTCGATGAATCCTTCCGTCAGCGGTTCCCGCAGCAGTACGACAAGTTCAAGCGCGGCCTGGAGCAAGCTGTCGAAGGCACCCCGCTGGAGATGTGGCCCCAGATGACGGTTGGCCTCTGCGCCGAACTCAAGGCCATGAACGTCTCGACTGTCGAACAGTTGGCAGCCCTCGATGATGGCAAGGCGCAACGCATCATGGGCAACTTCGACCTCCGCCGCCGCGCCCAGGTGTTCCTCGACGCGGCCAAGGGCGAAGCTGCCAGCAACAAACTGACGATGGAACTGGAGAAACGTGACGACGAGATTGCCCTGCTCAAGCAGCAGATGCAGCAGATTCTCGAATCCCAGAAGATCAAGCCGGCAACCACGAAGGCATAATGGACTACTTAGACATCCTTTTAAGTAAGCTCCGTCAACCGGAGTCTGTGATGCAACGTGAGCCAGAGCCTGAATGGCAACCTGACTATCAACGGGTTGGCGGCCATGCACTTGAAAATGTGTCTCCGGAAGATTTTATTCCCAATCCAAAGAGCGCTGTGATGGCGTTAAAAGGAATTCCTGCGGCGCTGGGGATTATGAAGTCGATGGCTCCAGAAGAGTTTTTGCGACTAGCTGCTCCATTTGGACATCAAGGCGGAAGAAAGATGGACCCTGCTTCAGTACGCCATCATGTGGAAAATCCTGGGGTACCGGGGGCATATCTGTCTGTAAAAGAAACGCCTCTTGGACTTCAGGTGGCTGCCCACGATGGGCGTCATAGGGCAGTAGCTGCTCAACAAACCGGAAGGCCGTTTGAAGTAGATATTCGCAAGAGTATGCGCATGCAGCGTGAAAGGCCCGATCTTACGGAAGATGAATTACTTAAGATGATAGCCGCTCAGGGCGCGCTTCGTCCTGAATATTAGGAGACAACATGCAAGGCAGCGTACTCCAGATCGCTCAACAGGCAGCAATGGAACTGGGGCTTCCCAAGCCCAAGGAACTTGTTACCTCCGAAGAAGCCACCAATGTTCAACTGTTGGGTCTGATCAACGCTGCCGGCAATGAACTGCTGAATGTCTTTGAGTGGCAGTTTCTCAACAAGACCTACATCCTTAACACTATCGCCGGGGTGGGTAAATACCCGATCCCCGCCGATGTGTCGAGGATGATCAACCAGACCCAATGGGACTACGGCAACCGTCGTCCCATGTACGGTCCTGTCTCCTCACAAGGGTGGCAGGTCCTGACCAATGCGTTGATCTCTGTCGGTCCCTTCGCCCGTTATCGCGTGGCGGGAGGGAACATGGAAATCCTGCCCATACCGGGGCAGGATGGCCATGTCTTCGACTTCCAGTACATCAGCAACGGCTGGCTCCAGACGTTCCTCGACCCCAACCTGTACGTCTCGTTCGTCACCAACGACCTCGACACGCCGCTGTTCGACTTCTGGCTCATGGTCAAGCTGCTCAAGCTCAAGATGTGGCAGGCGAAGGGGCTGGACACGACCTCCTACCTCGCTGACTTCACCCGCACCCTGGACGCTCTCACCGGCATGGACCACGGCGCTCCGGTACTTGGTCTTGCCAACAGCTACAAAACCCCGTGGCTCACGATGTACAACGTACCCGACGGGAACTGGAACACAGGTCAGCCTTGATGCGCGCTCCTACCCGTCCCGCTACACGCCAGATCAGCGGCAGCACGACCGTCCCGGCACCTACCGGGGGACTGAACGCCATCTCGCCCATCTCCAACATGGCGGAGACGGATGCGGTTATCATGCGCAACTTCTTCCCCGAGCCATTTGGCTGTCGGGTGCGCAAGGGGTACAAGGCGCACGCGACCGGGTTGAACGGCGCGGTCGCCAGCATCCTGACCTACCAATCGCAGAGCGGCACCAACAAGATATTCGCTGTCGATCAGTCCCACGTGGTCGATGTCTCTCTGCCCGGGGAAGTAACCGAAGCCGAGCAGATTTGCGCCTCCAGCAATCCGTGGTGGCAGCACACAAACTTCGCCAATCCGACCGGCACGCACATGATTGCCTTCAACGGGGCGGATGATGGCATTCTCTGGTCCTCCGATGGGCTGCACCGGCTGGTGGATGGAAACGGGACTGACCCCAACACTTGGAGCGGGGTTGATCCCAAGAATCTGGTGGTTCCCGTCATCCACCAAGCACGAGTATGGGCAGTCGAGAAGAACAGCACGAAGGCATGGTATCTGCCGCCGGAGCAGGTCTGGGGCGTCGCAAAGTCGTTTGACTTTGGTGCTGTATTCTCCCGTGGCGGTTTTCTCCAGACCCTTGTGGTGTATACGCAGGACTCCGGTTACGGCCCCGACGACTACCTTGTTGCCGTATCGTCCGCTGGTGAGTGCGCTATCTACAAGGGCATCGACCCGGACAGCACGGAAACGTGGGGACTGGTCGGCGTGTTCTACATCGGTTCCACATTCACCCGTCGTTGCACTACCCGCTTCGGGGGCGATGTCGCCATCCTGACGCAGTATGGCCTGATCACAGTTGGTTCCGTCGCCAAGCCGACCGAGTATAGCGTCCTCGACAATGCCCTGTCCCAGAAGATCCAGTACCTCATCAGCGAAGTGGTGTTGGAGGGCAGCTACCGCACCGGGTGGGCTTTGACTTTCCATCCCGCCGCCAACATGATGATCATCAATGTTCCGGGTGTGGTGCCCGACCAGACATTTCAGTTGGCGTACAACACGCTGACGAAGGCGTGGTGCCAGTTCAACGGGATGCTTGCATACTGCTGGTACTCGACGCTTGATATGCTCATGTTCGGCAGCGATAACATCGTCTATCGGGCGTGGGAAGGCTACCTCGACAAGGTTGATCTGGACGGGGAGAACGGCACCTACATTGAGGCGGAAGCGCAGCAGGCGTTCAGCTATTTCAAGCTCCCTGGCGAGAACAAGCACTTCAAGATGTTCCGTCCCACGTTCCTGTACGATGGTCAGTTTGACTTTCGTGCAGGGGCGAACATGGACTTCGACTTTGCAACTGTGCCCCCGCCTGCCAGCTTCGGCATTGCCCTCTATGGAGTCTGGAACCAGTCGCTGTGGGATGACGGTGACGTGTGGTCCGGTGGTGCGCAGAGCAACAAGCAGTGGATCAGCATTGTCGGTCTGGGTTACGCTGCTGCGATTCGCATCTCGGTCAAGAGCGGTGCCAGCCTGGTATGGGTTTCGACCGACTGGCTCATGGAGAAGGGAGGGGTGGTATGAACGACCTTGCTCTTGCCAGCCTCGGTCGTCAGGTCTATGAACAGTCGGAAGAAGTCATCAAGGGCTTGCTCCCCGGCCCGCAGGTTCCCTGCCCACTCATTCACCGCTTCGGTCCCGGTATGTACATCCGCGAGGCGCATTACCCGGCTGGCAGCCTCATTGTCGGGCACGTCCACAAGTTGCCGCACCTCAACATCTTCGTTCGTGGTCGGCTCAAGATGCTCGGGGAGGACGGGTCAGTGACCGAGATGGTTGCTCCCATGACATTCGTTGGCAAGCCGGGCAGGAAGTTCGCCTACATCACAGAGGACGTGATTTGGCAAAACGTGTGGGCTACCGACAAGACCGACATCGACGAGATTGAGGCTGACTGTTACGACATGCCCGAGTTCTGGTTCGAGAACCTGAAACAGTTGGAGAACAAGTCGGCTGTCCAGATGCTTCCGAGTGCCAGGAAGATTGATGTTGTGCCGATCCCCGCTGAGTGGGTGAAGTGCGTTGTGCGCAAAACTCCCTGCGGAAGTCGTGGGGTCTTTGCTACCATTCCCATCTACGCTGGTGAGGCTATCGTGCCGGCAACAGTTGGTGGAGTTCAGACAGTTGCGGGGCATTTCGTCCGCCGGTCGGACGCGCCCAATGCAGCGATTCAGGACGGCTATCTCATCGCTTTGATGGACATCGAAGGGTGCCTTGGTGGCGGGCTTGGTACGGAAATAACAGTTGGAAAGGAACAGCAATGAGTGGTGCAATCGTAGCAGCAGGCATCGGCGCAGCAGGATCAATGTATGCTGCCAATCAGCAAAGCAAGGCGGCAAAGAAAGCAGCAAGCGGACCGTCTGCTGGCGAAGCATCCCAAGCTGCCAACCAACAGTCATGGAGCGACATCAATGCGGTGAATGACCTCAACCGCCAAAATGCGCTCTGGACGCAGCAGCAGAATATGGCTGCGCAGGACAAGAACATGATCGGCTCCAGCAACCAGTGGGGGTCGGTCAGCCGTGAGCGTGACCCGGTGACTGGACAGTTGGTCCAGAAATCCTCCCTTGCTGGCCCATGGGGCGACATCGCCAATCAGGGTGCGGCGCAGTATGGTCAGATGCAAGGTGCTCTCGGCTCCGGGTTCAACGTCAACAGCGACTACATGGATGCCCTTCGCGCACAGTTGATGCCGGGCTACCAGCAAGCGGCTGACGCTGCCCGCGCTCGTGCTGCCGCAATGGGGACTGGCTTTAACTCTGGTGCCGCTAACGCGGGCATGGAGGACCAACTCGGCAGAAACTTCAACGATCTGAACCAGAAGGCGGTCCTCGGCGGCTACAATGCGTGGCTCCAGGACCAGGCCAACACTCGCTCGAACATGGGTTCCATCATGTCGGGGCAGCAAGGCATCAAGGGGTTGTCGGGGCAAGATGCGTGGGCCAGTCAGACTACCCCCATGATGGCACAGCCGACAGTCGCCCAACCGGAGAACCGTACCTATCAGGCCGCGCAAGAGGACTACTTGCGCGGTCAGCAGAATGCCGCCAACCAAGCGGGCGCAGGAGCAGGGTGGGGCAACGCGCTGATGGGCATCGGCTCTGCCCTTGGCAACAAGGACTTGCAGCAAGGCGTCAGCAATTGGTGGAACGGCGCAGGTAGCGGAGCAAGCAATACCGGATGGAATCCGGCCGATCCTACGCAAGGGGGTGATAACGGGACTCGCCGAGAGCGTTCTTGATCGTGCGGGGAGCGTTCTCCATCGACCCGAGGAACGCAGGGATATCTTCCTTCACGCCAGCATTGCCACGCAGCGCCTTCAGCATCACGTCCGCGACTTCACCCTGGTTCTGCGGTTCGGACAGTGTTCTGAAAAGCGTCTGCGCCTGGTCGTATTCAGGACTGGTCCTGCGAAGCGTATCTTCAATCTCCTGACGGGCAGCGTTGAGTTCGATGCGCTCACGTCCGGGAGGCAACTGGCGAATTTCGTCACTCAGGTTGCGCCGCACCATCTGGAGTTCGTCATGAGAGATGGTGCCGGCAGGAACCCGTCGCGGGACTCCGGCGTTTGCAGCCGACTGTGCGTAGGTCTGACGGGCATTGCGAACAGCCGTGTTCATCAGCGGTGCTTGCAGGATGCGCTCAAGGTCGGGAGTGACTGGAACATGCACCCGCCTCGATGCCTCATAGAGCGGATCGACGAAGCTTGACCGAATTTCCTGAAAAGTCGATTGTGGGACAGCGCCCCCTTGAGCGGCAACACCCGGGCGCGATCCTTGGGCAATGTTGTCCAGCACGTTCTGACGAGCAGCCGCGTTCTGGGCGTCCTGCATCAACAGTTGGTCTGCACCCGGTTTCCGGCGAGCGCAATGCCACGATCAATGCAATCCGTAGAATTGGCGCACTCCCTGAAACACAGGGTGCGATAATCGGAGCAACTGCTCCAGGTACAAGTGAGGAACAAAATGCCCCGTAATGCACAAGGAGTCTACACCCTCCCCGCTGGCAACCCGGTAGTCGCCGGCACCCTGATCGAAACGACGTGGGCCAATCCCACCATGTCGGACATCGCGGCTGCCCTCACAGGGTCGCTCCCACGCGATGGCAGCGCGCCGATGACGGGGCCGCTGATCCTGTCCCGCGATGCCGTGCTTCCCCTCGAAGCGACGACGCTCCAACAGGTAAATACTGCTCTCGGTGCGTCATCCAACTACATGCCTGCCGGTGCGATCCAACTGTTCGCCATGTCCGCCATTCCGACCGGCTGGTTGGAGTGTAACGGAGCAGCAGTCAGCCGCACCACCTACGCCAACCTGTTCGCGGTTATTGGCACGACCTACGGAGCAGGCGACGGCAGTATCACATTCAACCTGCCCGACATGCGCGGACAGTTCGCTCGTGGGTGGGATCATGAAAGGGGTGTTGATCCTGGTCGCTCCCTTGGTTCGA